ATGAAATTATTGATTGATAACTTAAAATTAAAGCTTCTGTTAGAAAAAAGAAGAGAGTACGTCGGAAATAAACTGGACGGGCTTGACACTTTTCTTGCCGGACTATTTTTCCTGTTGTCTCTGCTCTGCAGTGAATATCATAATATAGGTATGATAGACGGTCTTGTAATAAAAACCCTTGCCTTTGTCATCGGAACGTCAGCAACAATATACGGTTTTGTAAAAATTATTTCTAGTCATACAAAGAAATACAACCACGAAATATTATATAGCGACATAGAAAATTTAAATGAAATAACCCACCCTTTTTCTATAGTAGCTGTAAAAGATACTTTTAACCAGTTTCCAAACCGTTTTCTTTTGTATTATGACAAAACATGGGAGTGTTGGTTTTTCTTCAGTTTTAAGACCTCTGATGTATCTGATGAGGATAATATAAAAATTAGATTATCAAACCTCCTTCACATCGAAAGTAAATTTATAACAACTCAATATATCTCTGCGAGGATTCAGCCTAAACACTCATTGCGCGATAACATTGATAAAGTTTATTTACACAGATTGTACAGAGCTGATGTAACGAGTTTTCCAGAGCTTTGTAAAGAGGATTCTTTTGAGATAGATGGTGTAAAATTCAGATGGATGTCTATTCCAGATATGGAAGATGATGTCAGGATAATGGAAGTTAATAAAGATGTTGTTTCTATGGTCAAGGATAAAATCTCATAGAAATTAAAACGGGAGCGCCGACTGGCGCTCCCGTTTTCTTAAACCTTTTCAGTATAAGCACTATACGCAAGGCAAATCCAATAGCCGTTTGATTTCAGCTTTCCCCATGTTCCTATCGTTCCCTTACTGTCTATCTTTCCTGTTTTTTCCTCAACGATGGTGAATGCACCCTTGCCGGTGTACTTGCCTACCTTTGCGTAATTAACGCCTGGTCCTTTACGCATATTCAGGTTCGCAGCCTTTACTCTTACGATATATGGCACACTTGTTTTAGTTCCTGAAGATGTGGTTGTCGCTGTCGTACTGGTTGTGGCGGTCGAGGTCGTGGTGGTTGTACTGCCCATGGCTGACTTTACATCCTTGCGGAATCCGTCCATTGTGTAGGATAGTCCTAAGCCCTTCCACAGATGTTCAGGGTCTCCGTGGTTGCTTGCTATTCCCTTTGCACAGCCTTCCTTATGGCTGACTATAACACCACTTGCAGTCGGGTCAAGGCTGTACTGCTTGCAGAGCTTGGCAAAGAGCTGAACCGCTGAATCGTAGGTTCTTTTTGCACAAGCCTTAGCTGTTGCCAAATCCGAGCAAGTGAAGCTTGCCCCGGATGTGTACTTTATGCAGGCCGGCTCGCACATTTCAACTCCAATATGGGTATTATTTCCTGAGCCGCCGCAGTGCCATCCTCTGTGATTCCACGGCAGGGTCTGATATACTGTTCCGTCATTTGCATCTATAAAGCCATGCACGCAGGCTCTGTCATACGATGCGGTATTCCATTTATCGATAAATACAGACGCCTTCGGCTGTGCGCATCCAACCGAGTGGAGCATCAGCCCCTTTACCGTAATCTTCTTTCCGGCTGTATAGCACGGATTCTTTGTCATTATGTTTTCTACCAACTTCATAATAAGCCTCCTATTCTGCCGCGGTCTCTTCTATCTTCATTTGTTTGACCGCTGCCTCAATCAATATGTTTATTTGTTCCTCACTTATATATATGTTCTTCGCTTCGAGTTGTGCCTTTAAAAAATCCGTTACAATCGACTTTTTCTCAGCGCCGGCTGATGAAGTAAATACCTGCTGTGCATAAAGAACAGCTTTTTCCGCCCAAAAAGCAATTTCTGAGATTTTATCTGCTGATAATTTGGATTTTATCCATGGAATCAGATATGCCGATATACGCAGAGCTGCCGCCATTACAATAATTTTAACAATTTCAAAAATCAAATCATCCAATACCTTCTTCCTCCTGTTCTGGAATTTCTACGCTCTCCTCTTGTGGTTGTTTTGCCTTGCCGCCGATGTCATTGTATTTGAATACATTCTCGATGCAGGACTTAATTACATTTGCACCAACTACTATCCGGAAAGTTTCATTAGTCTCTGTTATAAGCGTATCCAGATAACAGAATGTATCCGTGTTGTAAATGGCAACAGCAATGATGATGGCTGAGTAAATCCAGTTTAGTATGTAAAGAACGGACAGGAGCATAACAACCTTTTTGGTGAACTCCCATGTCCATGAGAGGGCGTTCTTCACACTCTTTTTACTTTTCTTCAATTTGCACCTCACATCTTTTCGTCATATACTTTTCTTATGTTGTTCATGGCGTGTTCGCCTATTCCGTTTTTGAAGTCCGTGTGTGAATCGCAGTATGCACGGTACACATCGATATCCCTGATTATCTGCTCGAAATGGTCACGGGAGTGATGCACACCCTGAGTCATTTCGTCATAGAATCTCAGGATTCTGATACGGCTTTCCTCAGCTTTGTTGTCGTCGATTTTCTTGTTGAGCTTTTTGATTTCGTCCTTTATCTCTTTTATCTCTTCAAGTGTTTCGTCGTTTTTATCTTCCTGCTTATCCTGCCGCTGTTCCCTGTGGGATACCCTCGCTGCCGCAAACTCTGCTATCTTTTCAACCGCCACAACCCCAACGGCAGACACAAGCCCTATAACTGTCTCTGTCATATCTCTCCTTCTTTCCCGCGTTTATTCTATCGTTTTCCTTAGTTCGCACACCTTTTCCATATCTTCAAGGCAGTCGAGAGACATAACCTCCGTATGCTGTGCGAGTAACATATAGAGCTCATCGATTATGCCAGACTGTATCCTAATTATTTCGTTCTGGTGTGCGCACACCTCCACGAGATTATCCAGCATAGGGTTCACCAGTTATATGTTCGTAATCCTCTGTGGTAATCTTTCCGGATGCAACTCTTTCTGCTATCTGCTCCTTTGTTACTCTGTCTGCTATATATAGCCTCTTCAGGCTCTGTACGAAAACGCTCATTACAACACACCTTCTTCCATTAACTGTATAGTATAGTCATCTACTGCCTTCTGGGTGTCAATCTCCCCGATGGCTTCGAGCATATGATATTCTGAAACCGTTATCTCCCTGCTCATGCACACCCACTCTGTGTATGCTTCCGTCTCCTCTGTTTTTTCATGCTCCACTTCCTCTATATCCTTTCTCTGGATATATATACCGTCAGCTATAAGCTGCAGCTCTTCCGGCTCCGCAGAGCAGTGTTCTTCTTTCCACTGTTTCATCATTCTGCCTCCTTTTTAATTTTGATATAATTTTCTTTAATTTGCCGATGTTCACATATGATTTTATATAAGTTTCATAACATCCGTATGTATCCGTACAGGTGAACCATCCTGCATAGCTAAGCATTGCCCGAATGTGCTTTGTATAATATCTCCTTCCGGATTCCTTTGCCTTGCGCATCTTTGCCGCCAGTCTTGTAGCCGATAACATTATTGACTTCCTGATTATGATGCGGTCGCGGCAGAATACAAATCCCATAAAATCAATCGGCCGGCCAGTATGCCTTCCATCTTTCTTTACATAATCAAATCTGCATACCTGGTGATTCCGTTTTAACTTCAGGCGATACCGTCCCAGAAAGATTTTTATGTTTTTAACCGCACTGTGCAGTTTTCTCTTGTTGTCCGCCACGAGCACCATATCATCCATGTACCGGATATACTTCTTTATGCCCAGTGTTTCCGTCACAAACTTATCCAGTGGTTCAAGAAGATAGTTTGCAAGCCACTGTGATATATAAAACCCGAGCGGAATTCCCTTCCTGAACCCTTTCAGGCAGAGCCTGATAATATAGAGAAACCAGTCATCTTTTATCCTGACTGACAGCTCCCTCATCAGCACATCATGGCGGATATTGTCATAAAAGTGGCGGATATCCAGTTTTGCATAGTACTTTGCGTTCAGCCATCGTTTTAGCTGTCTCTTTCCGTAGTGTGCCCCTCTCTTCGGAAACGAGCCGCACGAATACGGATATGAGGTTGCAGTGATGATGGGACTCAGTACTTCTACTATAATGTGATGCAGCCACTGTTCGTGAATACCCGGCATATAAATCTTTCTTGTTTTCCCATGTTCATGTATGAATCTTGGTGTGCGCCTTTTGGGTTTATATGCAAACTCGGGACGCTC